TAATAAATCATCTTTGATTGTGATGCCTGTAGAATCTGCAGAACTTAATTCATTCACAGTGAGTAATTCACTGTCCATAGATATTGTTAATGTTTGTGTACTAGATGTTGACGTTGTGATTCCGTTTCCGCCTTTAATGTGAAATTCATCTTCCGGAATATTAACTTCCATTGTGGTAGAATCATCACCAAATACTTTTAAATTTGCACTGGCACTACCAAGTAATTCTGTAACTTCACCGCTGTTCACATCGTTGTGTCTTACAAATAATCCAGTACCAGAAAGACCTGGAGACTGTGCAAACATTTGAACTATACCTGTCGCATTTGGTGCTGTGCCTAGTTGTGAGTTGAATGTGATCACATCATCTATTTCTATAATATTTGTCTGTGCTGTTAAAGTAATATTCTCGCCTGATGCCGATGTGATCGAATTTACACCTATCATGGCCGCATCAACATTTATTGTGATAGTATCGCCACCAGCTGTGGTATCCGTTGTAACACTGTTTCCGCCTTTTATTACCAGTTCAGCACCTTGTTCTATTGTGATTGCTGTGCTATCGTCACCAGACACAACTATAGTTCTGCTGTCTACATAACTTTTACTTGTAGCATGATTGGCATCACTTGGTGTTGTGGCAACTTTAAGTTGACCTAGTGTAATATTCGAAATTGCTGTAACTGTTGCTTCATGAGTTGTTGTTCCAACAACAAAATTATCATCGCTGGCATCCCAGTATAACAATGCATGATTTTCCGAGCCTCTGTTTATAAACAGTCCGCCGTCCTCTCCGTCTGCTGTTGAGTTATTTCTGTTAACCTCTAAAAACGGATCTTCTAAAGTAGTGGTTGTTGAATTGAGTGTTGTCTGTGTTTCAACTTCTAGATTAGAAATTCTTATTCCTGTTGACCCACCATTTTCTGCAAATGCTGTTAACAAGTCACCTGATGTGACAGTACCGTCTGGCGAAACTGCTTTCAAAATTAATTTATCTTGTGCTTGTATTACCTTCATATGAAGTATTTATAGATATCAAGAGAAGAGGGGCACAATGGCCCCTCTCCTAATACTCAAATAATTGCTTACTTGAATGTGATGTTTGACATACTAATTCTTGCAAGATAGTCAGCCGCATTACCTAGTGATGATGCTGTGTTTGATAACTCAACATAACCATATCTAGTTAAGAAACTTACTACTGGCTCGAATGTAGATGGGTCAAGTACAACGCCTGAGCTCATTAACGGAATGTATGGGCAATAGAACGCAGGAGCATCTGCTTCAGATGGTCCTTTATATCCTACTAATACATCAGTACCTGTAGCTGCATAACCGTCTACATAGACTCTCATAGAGTTGTTTAAAGTTCCAACAAATTTAGTATTCGTTGGTGCTTCAAATACACCCTCTGTAGATCTAGCAAACGCAGAAGTTGTAGCAGATTGCAACACAGTTAATGCTTCAGAAGAAACAACAGCATAGTTACCTGCGCCACGTCTCGTTCTTTGAGCAATTAAGTTTGCTTGTTGGTTGATCAATACAGCTAATGCCGCATGTTCGTCACCAACAAATGTTGCTGTACCTGAAACAGCAGACTGATCAAAAGCAGCTGCCGCAGAACCTGCAAGAGATCTTAATGAAGTAAGAATCTCTTGGTCAATCTCTGCAGTAATCTCTTGAGCTAATGCCGCCATGATTTCTGCTTCGATGTCTACGCCTTGTTGTGCTTGTGCGTCTTGTGCCGCTTCAAAAGTCCATCTAGCTGATAGTTTTCTTGATTTAGCTTCAACAACTTGTTTTAGGATCTGCACGTTTAATTTCTTACCTGCCGCTCCTTCTAAAGTTGCTGTTGCACTACCTTTTGCAGGATCCGAATCGTTTCCTGAATAAGATGATGCAATTTTGAAAGGTGATAATGCTTCGTCACCAGCTGTGATGTTTGTAGCACCGCCAGTAGTTGCGTCAGCATATCTAACTCTCAATGTGTGAATTTGACCAACTGGGCCAGTCATAGGTTGTACACCTACTAGCTCGTTAGCAATCACGGTTGGCATAACCCTACGGATTACAGGCAAAATAACTCTGTTTAGAGTTGCCACATTACCGGCGCTTGTCGCACCAGCAGTAGCTTGCTCTGACAAGTATTTGCGTGTATTCTCTAGGACTACATCCAATGTTTTGGCTTTAGAACCTTCAACGCCTTCCATTAAAGCGCCTTTAGTTTCTTGCCATTTATGTTCTAGCAATTGGGATGTCATAATTTTTCTCCTTAGTTAATACCTGCTAATTTACGGATGCTTAACACATCCTGATCTTGTTCTTTTGCCTGTGGGGTTGCCTGTTTGTTGCCTGTTTTTTCTGTTCTTGACTCAGAAATGATTGAAGCTTTTTTAGCATCTTTCATAACGTGTGGAAGATACTTGTTGAAAGCAGTTTTTAGGTTGTCTGTTTGAACTGTTTCTAACAGATTTCCCATAACGTCTTTCTTATCGCCTGAAAGCGGTCCTAACATTTCATTAAGAACTCTATCTCTTCTGTGTCTTGCTTCAATTTTNTCTTTTTCAATTGTAGCAGACTCATGGAGTTTAGTTTTCTCACTAACTTGTTTTGTCGCTTCGTCGAGTTTTTTCTGCATCTTACGAATTTCAGAAGTCTCGTGTAGGTAAGAAGTTAGATACTCTGAAGTATATGCTTCAAAGATCTTACGTCCAAAATTGTTTTCCCTAGCAGTTTTGATGTCTTCTTTAAATTGAGTCATCTCTTTAGTGATATTCTCACTTACTACTTGTTCTACAATTTTACTTGCTTTCTTAATGAATGCGTTTCTGATTTCGGCAAATTTTTCTTTTGCTTCTTTAACCAGTCTCACACGAGTTTCTACAACAGATCGTTTATCAGTTTCGAACTCAGTTAGTTCTTTAGCTAGTGACGATGTCACAAAATTTTCTAAAGTTTTAACTTGTTCTGCCATTGATTTTCTATCTGCTTGTAACTCAGCCATTTCGTTAGCAAGTTGACGAGTAACAAACTTCTGAAGTGTTTCCATGTGTGGTTTAACACCTCGTTTGTACATTACTCTTTGGGCCGCTAGTTGTTTCTTATCTTCAACAAATTCTGCAATTTCTTTTTGCAAAGCTTCGTTTACTAGTCGGTCCGTTGCTTCTACCATAACGGATTTGTCATGTTCGTATCTTGATGCAAACTCTTCTCTGACTTCAGTCTTAGCTTCTTCTTTAACTTCCGCTAACTTGTGATCCCATGCCTCTTGAATAGCGGCACGAGTGTCTTCAGTTACCAAGTCCTTGTCAAGGAGTTGTTTGATTACATCTAACATAAGTTGTTCTCCTTATAGTTTAAGATCCCGTATTAATTGGATCATTCCTTCTTTTAAATGTTTTTGCACTCTTACATCTTCTCTTGCCGCTTTTGCAACACCAATAAGTTTATGACCGTGTCTCATATTAAGAAGACCTTCATAAATTGGAGTTGGATAAGCATTTGGAGCTGATGGTTGTGCTACAACATCTACGGTAATAATATCAAATTCTGATACATTGCCTGATGCCTCGTCTACATTGCCTGATCCTCTAGAGGATACGCCTAATTTTACGCCTGATTGTAACATTGTTTCTACTAATTTTCCCATTGGTGTTGGGAGAATCTTTAATTTACCATATCCGTTATGTCCATCCATCCACATGCTTGTTAACATGTGAGAAACTCGATCTAAATTAATCTTTAAATCTTCTGGATGGTCGACCTCGCCAAGGACGCTTGAGCCCCCGGCGATTTGATCGGATATTTTGCTTACTGCTTTATTGATTTCGAAAGTAGGATACACTCTCTGGTTTGCATTTTTAACGTTACCTTGAATGCAAATTCCTTTCATGTACAAGTCCTTACCTTCACCGTTTGACTCAACCACAACTTGTGCTTGATCAAATGTTAAGTGTTCTGATAGTACTTGCATTATCCTATTTCCTTATTTTGTAGCAACTGGTGATTTATGAGTTGATGCAGTGTCAGTCTGTGGTTTCGGAGTGCCTTCGGTAGAAGTTTTATTAATTCCACCTGCATTCTTAAAATTTCCGCCCATAACTTTCGCTGTGTCGCCTGTTAATGCTTTTCCAACGCCGCCTTTTTCATCGCCGCCATTGTCCATTTTTACTGGAGATGCATTGTTCATTGCTTTATTTTTTGAAGCAACTACTGATTTTTTTGAATCAGCACCTGACTCTTTGCCCATTTTTTCAGCACCATGA